CAGTCACGGCAGTCTTCTCGATGGAGAATGACATCTCTTGGAAGTGAGTACTGGACGAACCACCAAGGGACTCGGCCGTTGATGTGCTCATAGCCGGACCAGCCTGGGCGGCAGCCTCGGGATCGGCCCCGTCTGCATCGAAGACGTTATCAAAGATAACGGCGTTGGTTGCAGTGTTGCCTCCGTCTGAACCAGCACTTTGTGCGGAATACGAAACACGGGCTTCGTCGAACATGGCTTCGCCGGCATCATCATGGACATAGTTGCTCTTGAGAGCAAAGATGAGTCCAGTAGGGCCGGTCATTGGTTGAACACCACAAATGTCGTATGCCATTAGGTTGGGCATTGCACGGCGAACAAGTGAGATCAGAATTGGGTCGAAACCTTTTCTATCTGTGTTTGGGGCCGAACCACTCGAAAGTGATGCATTCGGACCACCAAGATCACCAGAAGTGACTGTGGTTTCATGGAGAGGCATGAGTGTTTCACCATTCGACTCACGAATGGCACGCTCTTGATTCTCTAGAAGAACTGCTGTCACGTTTTTACGATAATTATCTTCGACCACCGGGAGTTCCGGGTGTTCGAGGACCGGCCGCCATTTATTCTTGACGGCTTCGGAAAGGGCTTGTAATTGATCCATTTATCTACTCCTTAATGTATATTTGGACCTATGAGAAGTCAACGGTTTTTGACTTGTTTTGAAATTGCATCTGTATATGACTCCATGATTGAAGATGTTTGTGGAGTTGCTTCAGAATCGGTATTCTCATCAACATCCTCATCTTCAGTGATGATCACATCATTATCGCTGAAGTAACTTTCTCGTAATACAGATAGTTTTTCTGCGTATTGGTTTTCGTTGTCGTACTCAAGACCCTCAGAGAGAGCCTTTAGTTTGGCAACATCCACTTCAACAAGACCCCGTGAGAGATCATGGAAGACGTTATCACAACGGGACTCGATGATTGATCGTCGAAGTTCGACGTTTTTCTCCAAAGAGGCGTTGAGGTTGTCTTCTAGTTCTCCAACCTTAGACACCATCTCTTCGAGAATGTCTGTCTTGGAGTCGGGGACCGTGATGTAGTGTTCTTCGAAGAGCCCATGAAGACCTGTGAGGAAACTTTCGGCAATCTCGGTCTTGATTCCAAGTTCGATTGCCAACTCGTTATCCTTCATCCACTCTTCAACAACATACCCGAGGTAGTCATCGAGTTTACGAGAGAGGTCTGATTTATGTGATTCAACAGACTCTTCAATCTTGTTGTCAAATTCTTCCTGCATGGATTCTGTGATGGCCTCAACACGCTCCTTTACAGCTGCTTCAAAGATGGTAGTTGCTTTGTTGCGGAACTCTTCGGTTAGATCTTCACCTTGGAAGAGAGCATCAACATGCTCCTCCATTCCATAGTTGTAAGATGCTTTCAGTTTGGCCTTGCGGAGTTTCAGTAGACCGGCTTTAGCATCGGTGCCAATGGTGTCTGATTCGTCACCATCATCGTCGGCCAATTCACTGAGACGGTCGAGAATTTCTTCGTCGGTCAATCCTTCGTCCAACCATTCATCAACAAGAGATTCAGTCTTCTCATCCATGCTTGGTTTATCAATCTTGGCAGAAGCATCTGATGGCTTGGTTTTGCCACGTTTCATCTTCTTTTTGCCTTTAGGTGTTGCAGTGGCTTCTTTGCCATCCGCAGCTTGGTTGTCATCAACATCAAGGACGACTTCCGCTTCGTTGACTTCATTGTTCATGTCTTCTACCTTTTTATTAACCCGCTCTAGGATGTCCTTTGCGGTTTCAACTGGATCTTGATTGGCCATCGAAATAAACTCCTTTAGGTTCGTTCGTATCTCTATTTATACATTTCAAAGATTAGAGAGGAAGTTTTGGAACACATTTAGTTTGGTTTCCTCTAACTCTCGACTTGATGCAGACTCGACCGACTTCTTGTATTTTTCGATTTCAACTGCCTTGATTACACCATTCTCCCAAATCCACTCTCTGCCTTCCATGATACCAGCTACAAAGGCATCTGGTGCGGAAGGATCTGCCACGATATCGACCGCAGCCAACATGAAGTCTTTCTGGACTTCGTTGATTCCGTTAGAAGATTTAACCGATCCCATCCCCCTCGATGACACACCTAAGTTGGTGCCCTCGTCGATTAGATTCTTTACAATCTTACCATATGGCGTATCCATGACCTTTGCTCGACCATGCACATTTGAACCCTCTACACGAAGGTCTTTGATGAGATGAGAGACACGCTCAAGATTGACCGCAGGCCCCTCGGGATGTCCAAGTTCCCCCATGGCCCGATTCTTAGAAACACTCTCTGTTTTGTATCGTTTGACTTCATTGAAAAGAACGTCGCCGGGATAGACCCGGCCGTTTTTGTTCTTTTTGTCGGCTTGCATAAAGATACCTTCAATGAAGTATTCTTTATCTCCGTTTTTGTCTTCGCAGATAAATTGGATGTCTTCAGTTGTTTCTGTTATCAGTTTCATCAATCTTCTTCTTTATCTGATTTCCATTCTTTGTCAACATAGTCGAAGAATTTCTTCTTTTCGTCATCCGAATCAAACTCATCCGGGCTTGATACACCAAACTTCTTGAGTGCTTTCTTGAAGAAGGCCTGATAATCTTCGTCATCATCCTGATCGTCTTCGAGAATCTTGATGGTTTCCTTCAATTCTTCGATACGAGACGATACCCGTTCAAAGAGATTATTGGTGATCATGTCACGAGCTTCAGAGAGTTCGTCAACATCGACTGCGTTGATAATGGCTTGTTCTTTTGATAACATGGATAACCCCTTTGGTTCTGTTTTATTTATGCTTTTTCTGATGTCGGCGAAGTGTCTGTTTTCATTGAATCGATGTGTTTTTTCGCTTCCCTCTCGGCCGACTTTGGGCCAGGGAACAATTCCCATCGTTCACCATCAATATGTACTGAAATCGGTTTGGTCGGTCCCAACCCAAGTTTTTTTAGAACAATTTCGTGACCGTTGTAATCCACTTGTGATAGGAAGTATTCTTTTGACATCGATGGATCTGCCAGGATACTATCATCTTCACCACCATCAATTTGTGGGCCCGACGGTTCCTCTTCTTCAGACATCGATTTCATGATCTCAACTCTTCGATCTTGTATTTTGTCAATCGCCATATCACGGATCATAGTCTCAAAACAAGACTTGAAATGTGTGATGTCCCCGTCTTGAACTGAGTTGATTATGTCAGATGTGTGAATTGTCATCTTCGTCCCCCGAACTAGTATGATTCTGTATTATCAGAATACATCCCGTTCTCCCGCTCCTTGTTGATCTGTCGATCCATATCCTTGATATCTTCGTCTGTTTGCTGCAAGATGTTCTTTCTCGCCCATTCAATAGAGTAGTACTTACCTATGTAGTCATTTACCTGCGACAACGACTCAATTCTATCGTTTAGTAGTTCAGATTCCTTTGATTCTGCAAAATATGAATCACGGAGATACTTGTAACGAATGGCCTGTTTGATTGCAGAGAAGTCCGATTCTTTCATAACACCTTTCAATAGAAGTTGTGTACGAAGGCATTCTGTAAACAGATGAGAGAACCGATTACGAAGGCGATCAATGAGTTTAGAAAACTTCAATTCGTCCCGTGTGATTTCAGATGATCGTCCCATGTTGAAACCGTTATCAGCTTCAAGTCGTGATGTAGGAACATCCAAAGATCTATAGAGTTTCTTTTGGAAGTATACAACGTCTTCCATTTCACCGAGGTTTTGTCCACCGTCTAGAGTGGAGATCTCAGTACCCTTACCACCTTCTCGCCGAGGTAACCAATAATCTTCAAGCATTGACATATGACGGGCTTCGTCAGTAATCTCACCTGTGTTGGCATCGTAGACCAGTTTGTTTCGGTAACGATTCATGATGTCTCGAAGGTATTGTTCAGCCTTCATCTTCGGGAGGGAACCAACGTCAATGTAGAATATCCGACGTTCTGGTGCTCTAGCAATTCGATAAATCACCACGGCATCCTCAATCATTCTAAGTTGGTTGAGCGGCTTGATTGCCTTGTGGAGATATCCGACGATTCGTTTGTTGGGATAATCATATAGTCCCGAGTGTGTGTAGATGATACTATCGGGGTATATTTTTAGGTTCGTCCCGTGTCCCTCATATGGATTACCCTTGTCGTTGAAGATGTAATATTCTTCTTGTCCTACGATGACCTTGGTTTCTTGTGGAACACCATCTGGGGTCTTGGTTTTAATCTTGTCTTTTTGTATCTCTTTGACCTTGCGGATCTTGGTTGGGTCAATAGGACGAAGTTCTTGTATGCCACGTTTCTTGTTCTTACCATCTATGATTACATGGTAGTACAATCGGCTGTCGATATACCATTTACGAAATATTTCATCACCACGGCGGTTGAAGTCGAGTAACGATATAATTCGACCAAACTCTTCTTGCATTCTTTCTTTGATGTTATCTGGGAGATCGATATCATCCAATACCATTTCAACGGGCGGTTTGGGTTCGGTTGTTATTACCGATTCATTCACAATATCAGACACCGCCGCATCTACTTCATGATGCATGATCATCGAACGATATTTGACAATCATGT